GTGTGAGACCGTTCATCACACCACCAGCCTGGTGCCGCCATCGCCGAGCGCAGGTCCGGCGGGGACACCAAGGAAGCCGCAGAGCCTGCGGCGCCAGTCGTCGAACAGGCGGGTTCGGTCGGCGACCTCGCGGGCGTTGCGGGTCCAGGCGGCAGCGGTGTCGGTGTCGAGCGTGGCACCTGCGTCGGTGACGGCGCGTTCCAATGTGGCCAGGGTGGCGAGATAGGTGCGCGCGACCTGTTCTTCGGAGCCGGACAGGCGTTGCAGGCGATATTCGAGCTGGCCATAGGCCTGGTAGAACCGCCAGTTGCTGAAGCCGCCATTGCCAAGCCCATAGGCGGGATAACCACAATGGCGCCGGATATCGGTGCGCTCGGCGTCGGTGAATGGCATCGGCTGCTCCTCAGGTCGGGGTTAGGCGGCGACGATCGGGGCGTTGGCGGCGAGCAGGGCCGTCTTCAGCGTGGGATCGAGATGGTAGCTCTGGCCGCGATGGAACTGCAGCAGCGTGCGCCCGACATGCCAGGTGTAGGATTTGGCAAAGGTGTCGATGCTGCCTGCAGGGTGCAGTTCCTTCATGGTGGCCGGCGTCATCTGGGTCATGCCACCTTTGACGACGCCATAGGTGGTGGTGCGAAGCTGGTCATCCGGTTCATCGGCTGCCATGTGCGGCGATCTCCTCAGGGCCTGGCGAAGCAATCACGGCGGCTGGCGCGGGCCGGCCGCCGTGACGCGGGGTCAGCCGATGTGCTCGACCATGACCGCACGCTTGAACGCCGCGTTGGTGGAAGTCGGAACCGTGGTTGGATTGGTGGTGGTGTCGGACGGGGCACAGAAGCCGCCGATCCAGTACCAGCTCTGCGCGATGATCTGCTGCAGGCGATCGATGGGTTCGCGGGTGACCATGGCGATGCCGTCGACGATGGAGATCAGGCTGTCGTCGGGAGCGACGTCGGCCTGGGCCATGCCGGCGAAATCGCCTTCGATCAGGGCGCCCTGGCCGACGATGATGGGGCGTCGGATCACGGTGTTGCTGATGGTGGGATGCGACTGGACATAGGCTTCGGTGGTGGGAATGAAGCGCAGGCCGAGGAAGTCGTTGATCATGCCACGCTTGAAGACCTGGTTGGCCGAGGTGGCGCCCTGGAACAGCTGGCGGAAGTCGTTGTCGGCAAACAACTGGCGGGCGCTGACGGGGTCGAGGTAGCAGTTGTAGACGCCGTCGATCTCGGGCACCGCGTTGAGGCGAAGCTGGGCGACGGCGTTCAGCAGCGTGGCCATGGTGAGCACGTCCGTCGACTGCAGCAGCGAGGTGTTGCCGCGGCCGTTGGGACGCATGATGGCGCTGGCAGTGGTGGCGGTGACGGTGTTGCCGATGGTGGCATCGGCGACCAGGACCGAAGAGTTGAAGGCCAGCACACCGGAGATGCCGCCGGGCGCGGACGAGGTGCTGGCGGCATCGGGGGTGACACCGACCAGCGTGTAGGTGTTGCCACCCACGTTGACGCTCAGTGCGGCGCTGGCGCCCACGGGAGTTTGAACGCCGTTGACGAACACGTTCTGGAAACCACGGACATCGTCGACGGCAACGCTGGGGCCGGCGGCTGCAAGCGTGGTACGGACGCGGGTGTTGCCGCCGAAATAGGGGCTGAAGAGCGCGTTGCGGGCGAGCTCGTCGAGGCTGCGGGCCGCTTGTTCGCCGTTGATGGCGGCGTTGAGCAGGAACTGCGAGGCGATGCCGACACGCGAGGTGACCATGTTGAGGTCGGTGGTCGCGGCGTAGTGGTTCAGTGTGATGGTGTATTGCTCGACACCGAAGGTGGCCGCGGTGAGGCCGTTGTCGAGATTGGTGTTGGTGGCAGGGGCCGTCGGCAGGGTGACCGAGGGTTTGAGGCCGGCGCGGGTTTTGGTGAGGGTTTCACCGATGCCGACGGCGAAGTCCTGCCGGTCGGCGCACATGCGGTAGCCGAGGCGCGATTCCAGGGCAGCCTGGAATTCGCGTTCCAGAAAGCCGTTCTGGATGATCGGCTGCAGCGCCAGAGGGAAGTTCTGAATGCCCATGGTGTTGGTCCTTGTGGGAGCAGCCGAGAGGCTTCGCCGTTGGGCGATCCCGGCCGGAGGGAAGATCTGGTGGTGAGCGGTGGTGGCGCGCGGCGGTTCAGCGGCGCTTCAGCAGCAGCGCACGGGCCGCCTGCCATTCGGTATGGTTCATATCGGTCGCGCGCCTGGCCGTGGCGGAGGTGGCGGGTGGGGCCGTGGCTGGACTGGACGAACTCGCTGGCGGGAACAGCCAGGGCTTGGACTTTCGCAGATCGGCAAAGATCTTGACGCCGCCTTCAATTTCGCCTGCGTCATTGACCTTGAGATGCGAGGTGTCGAGCAGCTTGAGACCGTCGAGATCGATCATGCCGGCCTTGATCGCCTGTGCCCGCAGTTCGGCGTGAACGACACGGGCGGAGGTTGCGGCTTCCAGTTCGGCCAGTCGCCGTTCCAGTTCCGCCACGCGATGGGCGTCGCCTTCGAGGGGGCTTGCGTCGGTCATTGTCTCTCCATTTCGATGCTGGCACGCTCGGCGGCGATGTCGGTGACCGCGTAGGTGTCGGCGATGCTGCGCAACGCGGTTTCCGGCGAGAGCAGCTTCGCGGCCGTGAGGGTGGCAAGGGTTTGGGCGTCGGCGGCGCGGTCCTCGGCGGTGAGCGGGAACCAGCGCGGCCAGACCAGTGAAAGTCGCGCTGCGGGATCGATCGGCTCGATCGGGCGACCGTTGACGCGCAGGCGATAGATGCGGCTTGCGTGCAGGATCATCCGGGCCAGGTCGAGGATGGCGGCGCCGTAGCTGATCCTCAGATTGTCGGCCAAAAGCAGCAGCCCCTGGTTCATCATTTCCAGGGCGCGGCCGGATTGTGCGACTGACAGGCGGTCAGCGCTGGCGCGGTTGCCGTGAACACCCTCGAGGGCCATTTCCCGCAAGGACCGGACGTATTCGATCACGGCTGCTGCCGCGGTGCCGTTGATTTCGAGCAGATGGGCGTCGCCGTGTTCGCTGACCACCAGCGCATTGCCGCCGCCGCGGACGAGTTCCCGGCTGTCGCCAGCGGGTTCGCGGATCAACAAGGTGGGATCGGAGCTGTATTTGAGGCCGCGCCCGGCCTGGCTGAGCTGGTAGTCGATCTCGATCGAGGTTTCGATGGCCGGACGAAAGGTGCAGGCGCCGTCGATGCCCTCCGGGCCGTCGGGGCCGCCGGGCAGGTTGCGGATCCAGACGATCGGGACGAAGCCGAGGCCGTGGTTGGTGGTGCGCTGCGGGTCGATCTGGGGCTGCTGATCGCCCGTGACGGGCCAGGGCTGGAACCAGATTTCCTGCTGCGGGTCCCAGCAGCGCATGAACCAATATTGGGTCTCGGGGTCGTCGATTTCGTAGCCCATGCCGGCGAGCACGCGGCCGGCGACCTTGTAGCGCTCGCTGACAAAGGCGAGACGGTCGGGTTCCTGCGGATCCCAGCTGGGGGTGAGGGTCAGGGTTTCGAGGACGCGCAGGAAGATGCGGCCGTTGAGCACGCGCAGCAGGATTGCCACCGAGCCGAGTGCGCCGCGAAGGGCTGCTTCCTGCATGACGCCGTTGAGGCAGGTTTCGGCTGCGATGTCTGCGATCGTGGCTCGCACGTCGATGTCGGGTGTGTCGATGGTGGGGAAGTGCCCTTCGCCGAACAGCAGGGAGACGCTGTCGTCGACAACGATCTTGGCGAGCGGGTAGCGCACCGAGGGGCGCCGTTGGCGCAGCGGGATGTAGTCGCCCGACGCCGTCCGTTCGTCCTGGAATGCATAGGGCAGCACATCGTAGAAAGTGCCGTCGAGGACGCGCTTGAGCACGGAGAGGCGTTGGGTGCGGGCGGGATAGTCGGTGTCGGCTGGGATGAGGGAGGCAATCGTGTCGAACATGCGATCTCGCCCCTGGCCGGCTAGCGTTCCAGGAATGGAACGTTCAACCGGCGTGGTTGTGTGTGGGTTTCGGCAAGCAGGCTGATGGCGCGGCTGAGCGCGTCGACCTGGTCGTCCTTGCGGCCGTTTGGAAAGTCCCTGATTTCGTCGATAAATGTTCGGTTCCAGGGGGCGCGGTGCAGGCTCATCAGACCGGCTTCGACCAGGGCTGCGGCCGGGGTGGCGCGGGTCAGCTTGGCGCCGGTTTCGGGTGATGCCTTGACCCTGTATCCGGCGAGGCGTTGCGTGAGCCAGGCGGCCTGCTGCTTGCCGGCCTGGCCTGGGTCCTGCGGCAGGCCGATCAGCACACCGGGACCGTCGTTGCCGGCGGTGGTGACGATGATATCGGCGACTTCGGCGGGGCCGC